AACGCCAGTAGAAATTGGCAACCCAGTGCAACTTGTTAAGGTGCCGCTAGATGGTGTGCCTAGCGCCCCACCGCTCACTAAATTGCCGGATGCTGTGCCGGTAAGCGAGGCCGTGATCGTACCAGCCGTAAAGTTACCGCTTGCGTTCCTGGCCACAATTGCCGACGGAGTATTAGCATCTGTGGCAGTAGTTGCACTGTTAAATATTTTGCCACTAGTGGCGATAGTATCCAATTTGGTATCAGCAATCGCAGCGGAAGCATTGATATCAGCGTTGACAATTACGCCGCTACTAATAGAAGTGACGCCTGTGTTGCTTATGCTTATATCACCTGTAACAGAGGTGCTACTTGCAACACCAGCGCTGCTGCCAAGTACAATATTGCCGCTGGTTAATGTGGCAAGCTTGCTGTAAGCAATAGCAGCAGAGGCATTTATATCTGCATCAAGTATTGTGCCATCAAGCAACATTGTGCTAGTAACAGTACCGGTGTCGCCAACGGTTACAACATTGTTGCCACTCTTTGTTAAAGCACCAGTTACAGCAACAGTACTATCAAATGTGGCTGCATTGGTAACATCTAAAGTTCCAGGTATATCAATATTACTAGCCCATTCAACACCAGTACCAGCGGCATCAGTCTGTAATAATTGTCTGGCTGAGCCATCAACTAACTTGCTAACTGAAATCTCTGCGCTAGCGTTAATATCAGCATCAACAATAGTGCCATCAAGCAACATTGCGCTAGTGACTGTACCGCTATCGCCAACGGTTACAACGTTGTTGCCGCTTTTGGTTAACGCACCAGTCACGGCGACGCTGCTATCAAATGTGGCTGCGCTGGTTACATCCAGTGTGCCAGGGATATCAATATTACTAGCCCACTCAACGCCAGTACCGGCGGCATCAGTTTGAAGTAATTGGCGGGGAGCACCATCAACTAATTTGCTAACTGAGATTTCAGCAGTTGCACTAATATCAGCATCAACAATCGTATCATTTAAAATCATTGCGCTTGTGACTGTTCCGGTATCGCCAACCGTTACGACATTGCTACCGCTTTTGGTTAATGCTCCGGTTACAGCAACAGTACTATCAAATATTGCTGCGCCTGTAATGTCTAACGTGCCGGGGATGTCAATATTACTAGCCCATTCAACACCAGTACCAGCGGAGTCAGTTTGAAGTAATTGTCTGGCTGAGCCATCGGCTAATTTGCTAACCGCAATCTCCGCGTTAGCGTTAACGTCGGCATTAACAATTACCCCAGTTAGCACTATAGCGCCAGCACCTAGGTTTACCTTTGAGCCTGGTATTGATCCGTCATCAATTAATGCAGCGCCCTGCTGTACTAAATTTTTAAGTGTAATCTTTTTGGTATCACTACCGCTAATACTAAATAATGGAAGCAAATCTGCTGCGGCTGGTGTTGTTTCAGCATTTAGCTGATCGATACGCTGGTTAGCCATTAGAGTTCTTCTCCAAGCTCTAGGATGTCCGCGTCAGCGGTGCTTAGAACCATTCTATCACCCGCAGAGTTAAGAACCAAGTCGCCGAAGGTCGCAGTTTGCACTCGTAGCTTGATTTCGCCAGTGGTGACAAACGTAAATGTACTGCCGATTATGTCGCCTGCAGCGCAACTAATTGCTGCCTGCGTCATTACACCACTGATCTCATACCATATCGAATCATTTGCAGCATTAGCGCCTTGTGCTTGGCCTTCACTCAGGATGTATAAGTTGGCTTTAAAATCACTGCCAAACTGTTGCCGCAATAATAAATTATGCAAATACACTGCAACTTCAGTTTCACCAGCAACTGCATAATCAAAAATACACTCGATACTGCCTGATCCGGTGATCAAAGTGCTGTATTGATTTCTAAATTCATCGCCTAATCCTGTTGTATCAACTGCTTCGCGATCAGTTGATAACTCAAATTTAACAATTTGGCCTAGTACCCTTGGCACTGAATTAAGGATTTTGCAGCCAACAGCAATAGCAGCACCAGGGGTTGCTATTGCAACTCTATTATTTGAAGTGCCTGCAACAGCATCGGAATATGTGGGATATAACCGCAACCCGCCGAGTTGGTCTACATTGACAAACCAGTTGCCTCGAGAGTACGCCCACCCTGACACAAATGATAACGTTGTAACGCTACTAAATTCGACAAAATCTCCTGTTACAAATGTGCCAGAGCTAAAGTCAAAACTAAACATGCTTTTATCAGCATTAACATTTGAAGGCGTTATAGTTCCTTCAATTATATCACCGCTATCTCTAGTAAGCTCTATGTTCCCTGCATTGCCAAGATAAACTGTCATTAGAGAGTAGCTAAACTAAGTACCCCTGTGAATTGGAATTGTATTGTTGCTTGCATTATTTCGCCAACTGCACAATTAAGCTCTGCGCTGGTAATGATGCAACTGCTTTGTATACCTTTAATTCCCCAACCAAGTTTTATGGTAGTTATATCGGCTTCGGATGTTGCAGTAATTTTTACAATCTTGTCTAGTAATGACTTCGCCCCCAATGCGTCGTCGGTATAAAAAATTGTTGCGCTGCCGGTGCTGCTACGCAAGCCTGGTGCAAAAGTTCGGTCACTGAGAGAGAGATCTGTAACTTCAAGCGCATCTACTGTGGTTGATAAACTCCAATTGCCGACTTTAGCCACGTTATTGCCGCCGAATGACACCAATCCATCCTTGCCGCTGAAATACGCCATGACTCAAGCCTCAAGCACGCCAACTAGCTTTATTGTAACAGACATTCGCCCAGGTTTCACACTATTAAATTGCGGTGGTTCCGCGTAATGGTAGCGTAGCCCAAACGCATTGGCGCCAAAACGATTAGATGTGCTACCGCCTCCATCATTTATATGAAATGTTTCATTGCCGCTGTTAGTTTTTAACGATAACGAAAAAAATGATAATGTCCCCTTGCAAGCTAAATAATGATCATGGATAGCAGCAGCATTGGCTTCAGTAATATTGCTGTATTCTAAATCTAACGTTTTGTTAAATGCTCTATTGCCATATTGCACCCGTGACTCAACACCACTTTGCGAACGAAAAACCTTACTGGCAAAATCACCAGGTGACATTGACCGTGCGGTGGGCACAATCTCAGGGAAATCAGGTCCTTGGCTCATTGCTCGTTTTGCACTTCAAATAAAGTTGCATCCATGTTTAGATATGTGATCTTGCCATCAGCCTCCAGTGGTACATGGCTGCCAGTTATTTCGATTTCTCCCCCATCATAAGCGATCATCTCTGCCTTGTACAATCGGTTGCTGGTGCTAGAGCTGTATTGCGTAAATACGCTGTTTGCGAATTCAGGCGTGGTTTTGCCATCAGCACCGATCACCATTGAGCGTTCTTCCACTTGCGTCATGCTAGAACGCCAAAAATATACGGTGTAAGTGCCAGCCGCCATTGGGCTGCTAGATACCACAGTACCGTCCTCAAGCACGTAACCATTCTGGAACCGCTCCACATGCCTTGCTTGGCTTGATACCCGGAAATATTGCCCTGGCTGCAAAGCTAAACCATTTGGTAATGTCTTAAACGATATTGTATGAGTGATATGGTATCGCACATTAATCAAAAGTTTTGCAAACAATATTGCGTGATCAGCACTGGTGCAAAAGCCTGTGAAATCAATGGCTTCAACTTGCGGATTAGGATTAGCTGGGTCAATCCGTTTAACTAAAATATTGCGTGTTTCAGCAAATCCGTTTTCCACTTCATCACGCATCGTAACTAATATTTGCGGCGCTTTGCGTTGTTCGGCAGGATACCAGCTTACGGTAAGCGAATCTTCAATAATGTTGCCATCAGTAAACAATGCCGATATTACTGGCTTGCGCTCATATGCACCACCCAATGTGTAACCGCTTAAATCCGATCCTTTATTAACTGGGAATGTTGGCTGTAGTGATAACTTGCCACCTAATACTAAAAAGTCTAAAAAGAAATATTGCGCATTCTCATGGCCCCAATCCCTGATATTTACTGGTGCTGCCAACACGCCATCCCAGTAGAAATTATTTGCTAGGCATACCTTGCAGCCTTCTGCGAAGCCGTCCCAGTCCACCATTGTGGTAGGCATTAGATTCGAGTTGCTGATCAAGTGATACACAATTTCTGGGTATAAATTAGATGCACCATAAACAGCAGCAGCATTTACGCCATTAGTCGTAAAATCATCGTTTACTATTTTGCGCACCTTTGATCCTTTTTTGGCGTAATAAGTAAAATTATTGAAACTGCTCCATTCCTTGCCACTGCGCAGTTGCAAGCCGAGTAACGACATGTCTTCATACAGTGGTGCGTATTCAATAGTGCTAGTCGTGGTTGCCTGCTTGTCAAGCTTTAGGTTTTGGCGTTGCTCGTTGATATAAACAATTTGATGTTCCGGGCCGCCTTCATGGCTGCCTTCTTGCCCATCATGCAAATATATATCCGCTACAGCATCAAATTCTTCTGCTACGGCTGCACCGGCTCCAGGTAAGTCAACGCTGTTTATTGTCAAAGTGAGCTGTGGGCTCAAACCATTAACAGTAACTTTATCGCCATTTTTGTAATTAGCGCCACCATCATTTACACTTACGCTACCTTGGTAAACCGCTTGCTCTGTGTAAGTGACATTAATATCTGCTTGTACTCTGCCATTAGCAGGTGCAGGAAAACCTGGCGGCATTAATACGCTATAAGTACCATTGGCGTCAGGGGCTAAATACGGCTGCCCATCATCGTTTATATCAAATCCATCAAAAGCAACTATAGTAACTATTGATGGGAACATATTTAAATTTGTCCATAGCAAGTCGTAAGACCAACCTTCACTTAATTCATTTTCAGTAAGATAATTCCATGGAGCAATACCATAGCCGGTGCCAAAATAACCAGTGCTGCCAGATTTTTGCCCAAACTCTGCAAATGTCATCGCACGTAATGTAAACTGTACATCTACATAATGCTGCCCTTTAGTAAATCTTACTGCTTTAGTATATTCTTGCCCAGAATATTGTGGTATTGGAGCTTGCATAATGCCCATATGTAGCCATCGCGTTGATAGCCCAATAATGACATTACCAACTGGTGTGGCCGGTGTTAATAACGCAGCAAATAGATTTACAGTCAGTCCTGTACCGAAGCCGCCAGAAGTCGAAACAGTCTGAATCTCATTAATTATGTTGTTTGTTGTAAATTTTAATGGCGAAATGCCTAATACTCTACCGCCTAGTGGCTTGCCGCCAAAGAACATAACTTCATTTGTAGCCGTATTTTTATCTAATTGCTCAAGGTATCCTTTGAACCCGACGTCAAATGACCCTATCGATGTTGAAGTGACATACTGCTCAGCCTTGCCAGTGCGTCCATCTAACACGCAAACAGGATTATTACCAAGCCTGGTGTACGCCAAATATTGACCACCTGAAATTGGCCTAAATCTGATTTCATATTGTTTGTTGCTGTCAGGAAACGCTACTCGAATGAAATTAAACTGATCTACTGGGGTGCGACCTTTAACGCAAAATACACC